GCGAGCGCGCCGAGCCGCTGCCGGAGAGAGTGGGCTTTGACCTCGATCCAGATCGCGAATGCTGAACGCATCGCAGCCCTCGCCGCCGCCCGCGCCTGGGAACCGCCGCCGCCGATCGACTATCTGAAGTTCGCCGAGGAGCACATCGTCTTCAGCCCGCGCGAATCGCAGTTCCCGGGCCCCTACAACCGCCGCACCTTCCCGTACTTCGACGAGATCCTGCGCGCCCTGTCGCCCGACGATCCGTGCCGCTACGTGACGCTGAAATGCAGCGCCCAGATCGGCAAGACGGCGATGCTGAACATCTTCCTCGGCGGCACGATGTTCATGGACCCGTGCGACTTCATGGTCGTCCACCCGACCGAGGAGAACGCGCGGCGCTGGTCGAAACTGAAACTGCGCCTGCTGCTGCGCGGCACACCGGCGCTGGACGCGATCTTCCCCGAGAAGAGCCGCGACGGCGGCGACTCGGTGTTCATGAAGGAGCATATCGACGGGCTGGGCTCGATCCTGATCAGCGGCGCCAACTCGCCGGCCTCGCTCAGCCAGGTCACCATGCCCCGCCAGGCGCAGGACGACCTCTCCAAGTGGGAGATGAACAACGCCGGCGATCCCGAGACCCAGGCCGACAGCCGCTCGGGTTCGATCGAGTTCGCGAAGATCCTCAAGGCCAGCACACCGCTGGTCATGCCGGGCTGCCGCATCACCAAGAACTTCAACGACGGCAGCCAGGAGCATCCCTATGTCCCGTGTCCGCACTGCGGGCACGAACAGGTGCTGGAGTGGGAGAACATGGCGTCCGGTCTCGACGAGGCCAATCCCGATGCCGCGCACTTCACCTGCGTCGACTGCGGCACCGTCATCGAGGAGCATCACCGCCCGCAGATGCTCGAAGGCCTCAAGTTCGTCGCCCACAATCCCAGGGCCGCGAACTACCATCGCAGCTTCTGGATCTGGTCGGCCTATAGCCCGCTCTACAGCTGGGGCCGCATCGCCCGCGACTGGCTGAAGGCCAAGGGCGACAGCGCGGCCGAGCAGGTCTTCCTGAACGACAAGATCGGCAAGGCCTGGGAGACGAGGGGCGAGGCGCCGCCCTGGGAGAAGCTGCGGGACCGGGCGGCGCAGTCGCCTTACGGGCGCGGCACGATCCCGGCCGGCGGCCTGGTCCTGACCCTGGGCATCGACTGTCAGGCCGAGTTCGTCGCCTGCCAAGTCGTGGCCTGGGGCCGCGACTTCCGGCGCTTTGTGATCGATTACCTCGCCCTGCCGGGACACATCTCGACCGAGGGCTGCCGGCAGAAGCTGAACGACCTGATGCAGCAGACCTGGCCGAACGCGGTCGGCAACCGCATCGGCCTCGACATGGCGGCGATCGACGGCAACGCCTGGACCGAAGACGTCTGGGACTGGGCCCGCCGTCACCCGCGGCACCGCCTGATGATGGTGCGCGGCGGCAACAACGACAATGCGCCGCGCCTCGCCCGCGTGAAGAAGGAACGCAACGACCGCACCGGCCGGCTGCTGAAATGGTCCGGACGCTTCTTCAACTTCAACGCCTCGATCATGAAGATGGCGCTCTATCGCGACCTCGCGAAGGAGGATCCGCTGGAGAAGGGCGGTGTCTCGTTCCCTCGCGGCCTCGACGACGCCTACTTCCAGGAGCTGACTGCCGAGCACCGCAAGCCGGTGAAGAAGCACGGCTTCACCCAGTGGCGCTGGGAGAAGGATCCGGCGCAAGCCAACGAAGCGCTCGACACGATGAACCAGGCCGAGGCCGCCGCGACCAAGTTCGGCGTGCGTGGCCTGCCCGACCAGACATGGAACCGCCTCGAGGCGGACCGCGAGACCCCGCCGCCCGAATCGGCCCAAGGCGACATCGAAGACCTTCTCGGCAGCCCGCCCGTGCGGCCGGCAGCGGCCGACCCCCGGGTCGCGCAGCGCCCCCGCGTTCGTAAAATGAGGATTGGCTGATGCCTGGAGTAACGCTCGAACTGGCCGAGGCCAATCTCGCGCTATGGCTGGCCGCGTCGGCCGCCGTGTCGCGTGGACAGGAATACGAGATCGACACCGGATCCGGAGGCCGGCGGCGTCTGCGGCGGGTCGACGCCGCGGAGATACGGCAGCAGATCGACTATTGGCAGGGGTGGATGTCGAAGCTGACGCGCACGGCGCGCGGCCGCAGCGGCACCCGCTATCTCGTGCAATGAAGCCTGCTCGCAAGCGCAGCCTGCGCGGCCGCGTCGCGCTCGGCCTCACGGGGCTCGCCAAGTCGGTCCATCGCAGCGCCATGGCGCTCGGTGGTTTCGGTGGCGGCTCCGGTCAAGGGGGCGGCAAGGGCGGGTACGACGCGGCGGACCGCAAGAGCCGGCGTACGCGCGGCTGGCTGCCGGGAGAGGGCAGTCCGGCATCGGACATCCTGCCCGGCCTGGAGATCCTCCGCGGCCGTTCGCGCGACCTCGAGCGCAACAACCCGCTGGCGCTGGGCGCCATCCAGACCAAGGCAAACGGCGTTGTCGGCACCGGCCTGAAGCTGCGGGCCGACATCGATATCGACGTGCTGGGCATCGCGCCGGAGGCGCGGGCGGCGCTCCAGTACCAGATCGAGCGCGAGTGGGACCTGTTCGAGAAAGAGGCCGACTTCACCGGTCAGATGCACTTCTCCGACATACAGCGGTTGATCTACCGGTCGGCCCGGGTCAGCGGCGACATCGGAATCGCCCGCCGCTGGCGCAAGCGGCCGGGGGACACCTACGGCACGCGCATCGTGCTGATCGAGGCCGATCGCATCAGCAACCCGAAGCGCGTCATGGACAGCGCCGAACTGCAGGGCGGCGTGAAGATCGCGTCCGACGGTGAAATCCTGGGTTACTGGGTCACGGACAGGCACCCCGGCGACCTCATGACCATGGGACTGGATTGGAGCTACGTCGCCCGCCGCGGCAAGAGCGGCCTCCTGCAGATGCTCCTGCCGGCCCAGGTCTACCGTCCCGGACAGGTCCGCGGCGTGCCTCTGTTCGCGCCGATCGAGGAGGCGTTGAAGCAGCTTGGCGACTATTCGGCGGCCGAGATCAAGGCCGCGATCAACGATGCGTATCTCTTCGCCTTCGAGCAGAGCGCGGCGGAGGATGACGGCGGCCCTTCGATAACGGCGCCGGACGGCCAGCCGGCGGACGAGGCCGGCGAACTGACCCTTTCGGACCTTGCGATCACGTCGCTGGCGCCGGGGCGCACGATCGAGGTGAAGAAGCCGTCGCGCCCCAACACGGCGTTCGACGACTTCGTGGGGGCATTCTGCAAGCAGATCGGCGTGGCCCTCGAGCTGCCCTATGAGGTGCTGCTGGGCAAGTTCGATTCCTCGTTCTCTGCCTCGCGCGGCGCGCTCGAGGTCGCGTGGAAGGGCTTCCAGGTCGACCAGGCCTGGCTGATCCGCTCCGTGCTGGACCCGATCCGCGAGTGGCAGTTCACCGAGATGGTGGCCTCGGGCCGGTTCGACGCGCCGGGCTTCTTCGACGACCCGATCAAGCGCGCGGCCTGGCTTGGCCGCATCTGGATCGGCCCGACCCGCATCCAGATCAACCCGCAGGTCGAGGCCAACTCCGACAAGATCGACATCGACATGGGCACGAAGACCCGCGAGCAGGTGATGACGGAGCGCACCGGCGGCGACTTCGATACCAAGAGCAAGCAGGTGCTGCTCGAGCGCCAGGTCCTCGGTTCGACGACACCCGAGGCCGCAGCGCCCGCAGCCGCAACTTCACCTTCCGCGGCAAGGGCCCGCTGGTCGAATCGGCGGTGACGCCGTGAGCCTGATCGAGAAGCTGAAGGACGACTTCGCCAGCCGGCGCCGCAAGGTCGAGGTGCTGGGCGAGGAAGTGTGGGTCACGCCCATGACGGTGGGCGAGAACACCGTGATCGGCGCGCTCTATCCCAACGACAGCGCCGCGCGCTCGGTCGAGACCCTGGTGCGCAAGTGCCGCGACGCCGAGGGCAATCCGATCTTCACGAAGGCCGACAAGGAAGCCCTGCGCAGCCTGGTCGCCGGCGATCGGCTCGGCCCGATCTTCGCCGCCATCCATGGTCCGTCGACCGCCGAGCTGGAAAAAAAATCGGAGACAGACGATCCCCCGAATACGTGAGGCTCGCTCTCGCGGATCGTCTGCACAAGCTGCCCTCCGAGATCGATGCCATGCCGGTCGAGGATTACAACGCCTTCCTCGTCTATCTGACCGAGGAGGCCTCAGAGCGCGAGAAGCGGCGCAAGGCCGCCAAGGCGCGCTGACCTCTCATCGTCCTGCAACCGTCAATCCGTGAGGACCCGTCATGCCGTTCGACGGTGATGCCCGCTGGCAGATCGAGATCGGCGCCGTCGATCGCTCGGCCCAGGCCTTCGCGGCCGTCGATCGCCGCATGCGCGAATCGTCCCGGCAGGCGACGATGCTGGGCCAGCAGACGTCGATGGCGAACAATGTCGCCACGGCGGCGATGACGCGGCTGAGCAGTGCGCTGGCGCCGCTGGCGGCCGGCTTCACCGCCGCGGCGGTCGCCTCGCGTATCTGGGAAGCGGGGATGAAGGCCGCCAACATGGGCGAGCAGGCCGAGCAGATCGGCCTGACCACCGACCAGTTGCAGGCCTACCGGCTGGCGGCGGCCCAGGCCGGCATCGAGGCCGAGCAGATGGACGCCGCCATGATGCGCCTGGCGAAGGCCATGGGCACGGCCAACGACGGCAGCGACGAGATGATCGCGAAGTTCGAGAAGCTGGGCGTCAAGATCCTCGATTCCGAAGGTAACCTGCGCAAGACGGCCGACGTCATGCCGGAACTGGCGCGCGGCCTCCTGAACGTGAGTTCGGAAACCGAGCGCGGCGCGCTGATGCAGGAACTCATGGGCCGGTCGGGCATGCGCCTGGTCACGGTGCTGACGACCCTGGCCGAGGGCAACGATGCGGTCGTGGCCTCGGCCAAGGCGCACAAGGCGGTGATCGGCGAGGAGGTCATCAAGGCCTGGGACGAACTCGACGACCAGATGAAGGTCGCGGCCCAGCGCATGGACACCTTCCTCGCGACGGTCGGCAAGCCGGTCGCGATGGGCGCGCTCCTCGGGATCAATTTCGAGATCAGCAAGATGACGCAGCTGCTCTCGCTGGCCCAGAAGGGTTTCGACTGGCTGACCAGCAAGGCGGCCAACTCGGCCGGCGGCCTCGACAAGCAGATCGAGGGGCTGAACGCCGACATCGTCGCCTTCATGGACCGCGGCCACGACGTGAACGACCCGGTCGTCCAGGACATCATCAAGCGCCGCGACGCGCTGGCCGACAGCACCTCCTACACCGAGAAGGTCACCACCTCGGCGAACATCGTCGTGCCGGCGAACGCCGTTCGGGCGGTGGTGCAGATCTACAAGTCGGCGGGCTCGAACCTGTCAGGCGGCAGCTACCGCATCGGCACTGTCGTCTGCATGAAGAAGTACGGCGCCGAGCTGGTCGTCGATGGCTCCATCCTGACGAACCATCTCTCGTCCGACTCCGTTGATACGAACAACCTCAAGACCGGCGCTGTCACCGCCGCCAAGGCCAGCATCGGCACCCTGTCGTCACTCTCGGCCGACTTCGGCAGCATGACCGCCGGCACCGTGACCGGCGCCGTGCTGCGTACCAGCGGCGGCAACACCCGCATCGAGATGCGCGGCGACGGCTTCTGGCCAAATTCCATCACCGCCTATGTGAACCTCAGCGGCGTCTCGACGGCAATCGCCACGTTCGGCGGTGACCTCGTGAGCGGCCTCGGCGTGCTGCAGATCGCCGGCAACCTTCCTGGCTACTACCCGATCCGCGCCGTGAACGAATCGACGAGCGGGGGCGGCGGCGGGCTGGGCGGCGGTGCCGCCAAGCTCATGAGCACGGGTGGCTGGACGGTGGAAGTCGGCCAGTCGGCGACCGGCGCGGGCTCGCCGCTGCCGACGGCCGCACTGACGGCCTATAACAGCGGCTCCGGCGGCGGCGGTCTCTATGCCGGCATGTCCCAGGGGGCGGGTGGCTGGAGCGGCTATGCCTACCGAGGCACGGGCTACGGCCCCTTCACCGGGTCTCATGACGGGTTGCTGTCGATCGAGGTCGAGCCCGAGGTCGGCGACCTGCTGGTCGACGGTCCCGTCATCCGCAAGCTGATCTCCGACGTGATCTGCGAGATGGCGCTGTCGAGCGTGGCCCGGCAGCCGAACGTGCTGGGCGTCTTCGTGGCGCGACGCGAGCCGGTGCCGGGCGTGGCGCCGGCCGCCATGACCGACGATGACGGCTGGCCGGTGCCGGAATGGGCCGGCTGGTGCGTGGCGCACGACCTGGTCGTGATGCATGCGCTGGGCGAGGGCTGTCTCAACGCCTGCGGCCAGGGCGGCGACATTCAGCCCGGCGATCATCTCTGCGCATCGGACATGCCGGGCAAGGCCATGCGCCAGCTCGACGAATTCGGCCAGCCGGACAATGTCCGGCGCACCTACACGATCGGAAAGCTGCGCGGCGACGCGGCCGTGACCTTCGCCGCGCCGGACGACGTCGCCTTCATCCCCGTCACCTACAAGTTCTAGAGGCCGCCATGATCTTCAGATGGGAATTCGACGACCCCGAGACAGTCGCCGAGTGGAAGGGCTTTGCCCATGTGATCCGCGTCCTGCACTGGCGCTATGTCGCCAGCGAGGGCGAGGGCGGCGACGCCGTCTCGGTCGGGATCAGCGGCAGCACGCCTTTGCCGCTGCCGGTCGAGGCGAAGGGCTACGCGCCGTTCGAGGCCCTGACCGAGGCTTGGTGCATCGCGCAGGTCACGGCCTTCCTCGACCTCGACGAGGTCCAGAAGCAGCTGGCCGGCCTGCTCGAGCGGCAGCGCCAGAAGCGGCGCCTGCCGTTCATCGAGGCGGCGCTGCGGGCCCGGCAGGCCTCCATCAAGGAGACGGCTTGGCCGCGCCCGCGTCCGCCCGGGTACGTGGCGCCGCCGCCGAAGCCCGGCGAGGAGGTCCGGCCCGCGCCCGCATCGAGTGCGCGGCGGGCGCCGCCTGTCGAACCACCGATCGAAGGCGCTCCCGCCGACGAGAGCTGAGCGGAGAGTCGCATGTTGCCAGATGATAAGGCGGCTGTGGTCACCATGCCGCGCGCCGCCCTCGAAGCCATGCTCGAGGATGCCGCCGAGCGGGGCGCCAAGAAGGCGCTCGCGACCGTCGGCCTCGGCGACGAGGAAGCGCCCGAGCATATCCGCGGCCTGCGCGATCTCTTCGCCATGTACCGCGTCGTGCGCAACGGCGCGCTCAAGCAGATCGGCCAGGGCATCGCCCTGGTGCTGATCGGCGCCCTGGTCCTGTTCGTGTCGACGAAGATTCAGCTCGGGCCGCCCAAATAGGCGGCCCGAACTGGTGAGCGACAGGTGCGTGGCGAAGCCAGGCACCGAAAGCGACGTCCCCAACTTTCCACCATCCCGAGGTCCCCATGCGCCAGATGACCCCCCGCGGCTACGATTTCCTCGTCGAGCAGGAGGGCGAGCGGTTGTTCGCCTATGACGACGCGACGGGACGGCGGATCGCGCCCGGCGATCCCGTGCGTGGCGTCCTGACGATCGGCGTAGGTCACACCGGGCCCGACGTGTTGCCCGGGCAGACCATCACCCAGGCGGAGTCGCGCCGGCTGTTCGACAAGGACACCGACTGGGCGGAGGAGGTGGTCGAGAGCTGCCTCTTCGGCCCCAACGGCGAGAAGCCGAACGACAATCAGTTCGATGCCGCCGTCTCGCTGGCCTTCAACATCGGCCGGGCCGGCTTCGCGGGATCGAGCGTCGTTCGCAACTGGAAGGCCGGCCGGGTCAAGGAAGCCGGCGATTCCATCAGCCTGTGGAACCGCGACAAGTTCGGGGTGAACGCGGCGCTGGTGGCGCGGCGGGCGCGCGAGACGGCCATGTTCTTCGAGCCCGTGTCGAACGAACTGCCGAAGCCGATGCCGCAGGAGGTGGCGGCGCCGAAGGGCGCGGCCAGCAACGGCACGATCAAGGCGGTCGCCGGCGGCGTCGCTCCGCCGGCCGCGGGCGTCCTGGTCGAGAACCTGCAGCCGACGATCGATGCGGTGAACCAGGCGGCGACGTCGGCCCAGAATGCGGCGACGGCCTGGGGATCGGTTCGGGCCGCGCTCGGCCCGCTGATGAACGGGCACGTCCTCACCTTCATCGCCATGGCCGTCATCCTCGGCGTGGCCGCCTATATCGGCATCCGGATCGCGCGCCGGATCTGGCGCGGCGAGGTGAGCGCGTGATCGGCGCGCTGTGGGGCAAGGCGCTGCCGTATCTGATCGTCGGCGGCGCCGCTGCACTCGCCGTCGGCATCGGCCTGCTGCGCGTCTTCGGGGCCGGGAAGACGGCGGCCAAGGCCGAGGCCGCCATGACCTCGCTGCGGCGCACGCGCGAGGCCGGTGAAGCCCGCGCAGACGCGATGCGCCCCATCAGCCAGGAGGAGGAAGCCCGTGATCCGTTCAATCGCGACGCTCGCTAGCGCGCTGCTGCTGGCCGCCTGCGGCGAGCAGATCGTCGACACGTCCTGCACGGCCTTCCAGCCGATCACCTATTCGGCCGCGCGGGACAGCGAAGACACCAAGGCCCAGGTCCGCGGCCACAACGCTGCGTGGGTCAGGCTCTGCGGCAGGCCGCCGTCGCTCATTCAGGCGACGACAGCGTCATCGTTGCAGTGGTCAGGTGGGACTAGCGAAGCGGGCATTCGGGGTCGCTGACTGCGGAATCGGCGCGTCGATCCCTCGTTCGAGGATGTGAGGTACGCATGTGCCAGCCGGTGCCATTGTGCTTGAACCACATTGTCCAATTGGCCGTGTCGATCCGAATATCCGCAGCACGCTTGTTGCCCAACGACTCGAGCGCCGGGAAAGCATCGTCCCAGGACATCTCCCTCGATCGCGCAGTTCTGATTGCGTTGAGGATTTCGAACGGATCATCGACCCGCCTGCCATCCACGGGCAGGTACAAGCCCATCAATACGATCGTGGGCTGACCATACCGAGCGACGTGAGCTCTAACTAGACTGACTACGGTCATCTTAGATTCCTTCAAGGGTTTCGGCGTCATCCGACGCGCTCATTTGCTAAGCATAACATGCGCCAGCCAAGGCGGCCACCCGTGCCCGCGGCTGGAGGCGCTCTGCACCCTGACCGATCGCTATCACACGCCGGCGGACCAGAAGACGGTCTGTGCTGCGCAGCGCGTCACGGTGCTGAAGGACGATGGCCAGACCGTCGACGTCACCTCCGGCGAGGTCATGTTTGGCTCGCTGGTCCTGGATACTGGGCTCAACAAGATCCCGACACCGAGTCCCTCAAAAGGGTCGTGCCATCCTAAATCCGCGTCTCCTCATAGGCGCTAAGTACTCTCCGGGAGAGTTCAATCGATGATTCCGCGGTCTGAAGAAGAAACATGTCCAGTGACGAGAATTCAACTTGCCCGATGCCTAAACTCAGCCTGCTGAGTGCTGGAATCTCCGCGGGGATATCGTGATCCAGATGGGCCCCGAAGGTGTCTCCAACCGTTTTGATTAGCATCCGGTTGGTCAAATTCTTAGGACCTACCGTGGCACCGTTCAATTCGAGCCAAACATCGAGGTCGATTGGATTATAACTTATTGCATCAGGTTGTGCGAATGCCCCGCGGCCAATGCTGAAGGCTGTCTTCTCGCGCAAGTCATCTGGCATTGGGTGTCGGGGTGAACCCACGGTGTAAACCGGCAGGGGTATATCTACCGCAGCTGCTCCGGATTGGAGGGCTGGGAGGGGGGTGCCAGTTGCGATGAGCATCCTTAATCGCGTGGCGATTCCTACGATGTGATGAGTGCGACCTTGCTGTACCAAATCGACGAGGTCCATGAGCTGAGCCAGCTCCCGTCGGATGCCCTCGAACAGATGCTCGGTGCCGCCTGCAATTCTGCCCGCTCTGGGTACGCGAGCTATCAGTCTATTCCGTCTCGATCTTATTGCGGCGATGTTTTCCGCAGAAAAGTCGTGGCCGCCTTGGGGCCCGCTTTCTTTCGGCTGAGGATGGACCAGTCGGGCTTCCGGGGAAGTATCGGCTATGAGTGTGTTGTCGTAGCGCAGGTATGCGGCGCTCCCCTCCCACTGGGCTTGGAGGATGAATCCGGTCCCTCCTGGTAAACTGATTGGGATCGACTCTACAAAGGCGAGGACGGCCTCGGCGCGATCGTAGACGCCCAACCGAAACGTCCCTTGGGCAGTCACCGTCAGCTGAACGTTCCCGTCTTCAACCTTTAAGTTATGGAGTATCTGTGACGTGACTGGTGGCCACTCCGTAGGAAGAACGGCCATGATTAGAATGTGCCCGCCCGAAAGCTTTGCGTCTTCAGTCATTGCGTGCTCCGATGAACCGGCGTCGCCAGCCGCTCCCGCAGGAGGCCGTCGACCTCGGTCAGGACGTCCTGGATCTCGCGGATTTGTTGTCGCTCATGTGGCGCAACGGTAGCACGTCGCGATAGCGGCGGGGGACAGGTTCGAGCACCGCGGTTAGGATCGCGGCCATGTGCAACCTCTACGAATACGACATGACGCCCGAGGTCATGCAGTCGCTGAAAGACCACTTCAACCTGGTTGGCACGGCCTATCTCGATGTGCTGCGCGGCCGCAACGGACCGCAAAGGGTCTATCCAAACTATGAAGCGCCGGTGATCCGCTCCCTGGCGACGCCGGCCGGCATCGTGCGCGACATCTCGCCGATGCGCTGGGGCTTCCCGGCGCCGCCCTTCTACAAGATCAAGGCCAACGTCACGAACGTCAGGAACACGGCCAGCGGCTACTGGAAGCCCTACCTGAAGGCCGGCCAGCGCTGTCTCGTGCCGGCGACGGCTTTCAGCGAGCCCGACCGCAACACCAGCAAGCCGGTGGTCTTCCGCTGGTTCGCCCGACCGGGCCGCGAGCTGTTCTACTTCGCCGGGATCTGGCGGGAATGGGAGGGCGACCGCGGGACGAAGAAGGCGCCGAACGTCGGCAAGCACCTGCTGTTCTCGTTCCTGACGACCGAGCCGAACTGTATCGTCGAGCCATTCCATGAGAAGGCGATGCCGGTGCTGATCCACACGAAGGACGAGGCCGAGCAGTGGCTCGAGGCGCCGCCCGAGGAA